TTTCGGCGCAATCTCAATGTTCCGTATGCCCAGCGCGTCAAGCGTTTCAAGCCTGCTTTTCCCTGTCCCCAATTCCTTGACTTGGACATCATGCGGCAGAATGTGTTGCTCGTATTGATATTCTTTGTCCAAGAGAACTTTTGCATAGTGATCTAATCCTACTCCGCTGTTTTCGTAATAGTCTATAATCCTAACCTCGCGACCAACGAACTGTGCAAACCAAATTGCAGTGCTGTCGCCTATACCCAAGTCCCATGCGGTGATTACAGATGCCGCGCGATCATATGGCACACTTGTAATGCGCTCTTGCTCAGTCGCCTCTTTCATTTCCCTTGAAAAGAACGCGCCAACAATTGCCGCTTCAAAACTACACTCAAATTCTTGCAAGTAGCGGTCATCGCCCATTGTCCGTCTTGCTTCATCAAGTTCCTCTTGATCCAGTATTGATGTTTCAGATGCTTTGAACATTTCTGCGTACCAGTTTGGATCGCTTTGCGCTTCATGCCAGATTTCCCAGAAATCGTTTTTACCTTTGGGTGTTCCTATAAATGTCGCTTTACCTTTGCGATCCGTAAGTGCGGGACGAATAACTGTAGGCCACGCTGATGCAGGGAAGTCGGCAGGCTCATCCAATACGACAGCATCAAAGAACAAGCCACGCATAGCATCATAGTTATCTGCACCAAACAAACGTATCCGCGCACCGTTGGGGAAATCTATTCTTAGCTCAGAGGCATTGACCTCTATTCCAGGTATAACGGCTGTGAACTCTTTGAGGTAATCCCATGCAATTGCTTTTGCCTGACGGTAATATGGCGCAATGTAAGCTACGCGAACATTCTTGCGCTGAATTGTAAGAGCATCCCGAATAAGATCATTGATGGCTGCTACTGTCTTACCGAAGCGTCTATGAGCAACGAGGCAAGCAAAGCGTTCTTTCCTGTTATGGAAGTCTTGTAGGTGCGCTCTTGGCTTATAGGGGATTTCTATGACTGCCATTTGATAAGCAATTCACTATCGTCTTTACCCACATGTTCTTGCACGTTCTTTTCGCGCCAATCATCTGGGAAACGGTTTTTCATCAGAAAGATCATCATAGTTGGGTTCATTTGCTGACCTTCTGACCCATCCCCTAATGCACCTTTAGCAAAACGTTCTTCCCATATGGATTGCGCAAAAGTGACTGCTTTTTTTATCGCGTCGGAAAATTCTTTATGTTGTTTCTCCCATTCATGGATTGTATCACGATGAACTTCTAACTTTGCCGCCATTTGCGCTTTGCTAAGTCCTTGTTTTCCATACTCTATTACAGATTTGCAATAGTCTGAGTTATACTTGGTTGGTGCGCCAGCGTTAGATTTTTGTGTCATTGTATCGTCCATAATGGGTGCGTCTACATATTTTGTATTATAGCTACTGCTTTACGAAAATGAAAGACCCCCTGAACGTGACCGCGTCCAGAGGGCCAGTGAAGGAGAGCCAGTGTATGGAGCTACACAAACCAACAGGGAGGGAGATAGGTTGGCTCTTGCTGAGAAGGTAACACACTTCTATGCAAAAAAATACCCCCTGCGGAGCGATCACGCGAGGGGGCAGTTCAGTGAGGCAAACCTATGAGATAGGTGGGTCAACCATAGCAGGGATGTTGTGCGCTGACAAGTATTCTAAATACGGCTGCAAGTGTGCCTCTGTGATAAGACCCATCTCTACCATTTTGTCTGCCAGCTTGCCGCTAGGCCAAGAACGTGACTTGTGCGCTTCTTTTAGCTTGAGCATCGCCCGATCCATTGTGCCGCGAATATGATCCCCTGTCGTGTCATTAGGAAACTTCTGATTTAGCATACGCACAATGTTACGCACTTCATCTTCTTCTTTTGCGCGTGTATTTAGGTGCTTCGGTGTTGCGTAACCCTCTAAAATCTTCGCAAGCTCACCAATCAAAACAAATATTCTTTCGTCGTATGTCATACTTCTACCTCATCTTCCCAACGCTCACCGTTTAGCCATGTAGCCAGGTGCGGAATGTATTGTTTGTCTTTGCCTTCTAATGTTTGCACATAATCCATCAGCTTGGGAAGTAGATCATAGAAATCTGCTTTCTTAGAAGCTGCCTTGAATGCTTTACGCGCTTGTCCCTTGCCTACCTTTCTAGGATACAAAGACCATAATTGTTCAAAGTAATAATTCACCTCATCATCTTTTGATGATGTATTAGTATCTGGTTTATTATCTGGTTTACTATCTGGTATAGGTTTGCGAATTTCATCAATTCCATTTGCTAAATTTGACAAATGGATTTGCGAACAAACACCATACCATTTTGTGCGGTCATATTTTCGCTCATTTAGGTTTTCTTCTACGACTAAATTAGCATCTACTAAATGCTTCAATGCAGTGCGTATTTGCGATGTGCTAAGATAAGGGAACAACTCGCCCCAAGCCTTAACACTGTTGTAAGTATAAACAAAATCACCATGAACATGACGATTGTTTGCTAAGTTCTTTTCAGTCCAAAACAAAATATTCTGATACAATACAGCCGCGTTTACACCAACTTTTGTTGCTATTTCAGTATCAAAACTTGCAGGTATATGTGACCGACCCAAGCGATCTACTGTTAGTAACGTCCTGTCATATGTAAAGTTTGCTTGATGCTCAAGATATTGTGTTGTTGCCTTAAAGGCTTCACCTTCTGGGCATTCAGACAAAGTCATTAACAAACGGAACTCACTATCTGTTAAATCAGTTTTCATCTGCAGCACAGTTGCTACTAATTTTGTTGAAGACATTTCTTCACTCCTTGTTTTTTGGAGCAAGGTGTTCTATCATTACCTTGCTGTTGTTGACATTCTTATTATACAGCATCCTTACTTATTGCTAAAGCCCTCAGTCTCTTGGCTGGGGGTTTTTCATCAGGACAAATCTTCCAGGTAATCAGATAGCCGTTCCACAGTGCTGTAACGTGGGTCAGTATCCTCACGCATAATCTGATACAAAACAGGCCGCGATATTTTAGCCTCACGCGCTACAGCCGATAAATTACGGTCACGCAATCGGCGGCGTATTTCATCTGCGCGTAACATTGTTTTCTTTTCCATTATCATCCTCATTAACAATTTGTATATTTATGCTTTACAGGTTAAAAATAATTATGTAAACAGTAAATAGCAATAAATGAGGTAAACAATGACACAGAATGCTATTGATGAAGGATTTGCGGAAGCAAACAAAGAACACGATGCACTAAAAGAGGCGATGAAATAATGGCTAAATCACTACCCCCACGCTTATTAGAAATACTGCAAAAGGTAAACTTAACCCAACGCCAAGCGGTTTGGGATTGCCACGGAACACCAGTTGTATTGCATAAGGCTTTGGAAAAAATAGCTGCGCACCACAACATTGTATTTGACCAACCGCAGATTATAGCGTGTGACGTAGCCGCTAAAGAGGCTGTTATATGCGTCACAGGCCACATGGCAGAGGCCACAGAATGGTCTATTGGCGAGGCTGCACCATACAACAATAAAAACAGCTACCCCTTTGCTATGGCAGAGAAACGCGCCAAGGATCGGGTAATACTTAAACTGGTTGGCTTACACGGCGATGTTTACTCAGAAGAAGAAGCAGACGACTTCAAGGCTGCAAAGCCGAAAGAAACCACGCCATCAATGACGCTAAACTTAGAGGATCGCATAGACGCTATGCTGACCTTCTATGAAAACTGCACCCAGGAACAGTTTGACAAAGCGGAGAGCAAATACACCAAAATCATCAACAGCCCTGACCTGACAGAGGCACAATATGAACAAGTTTTAGAAGCACACGAAAAAAGAAAAGTGGAGTTAATGATATGAAAGTATGCACTATTATCGGGCGTCTCACCAAAGACAGTCAAATTCAAGAGAACGAGAGAGGGGGATTTCTCAAGTTTTCTGTCGCGGTTGACGATGGCTATGGAGCAAATAAAGGCACCATCTACTTTGACGTTGACTACAACAGAACGCAGATTGCCCAATACCTCAAAAAGGGAACGCAAGTAGGCGTGTCAGGGGAGCTAAAAACCCGCGAATATAACGGCAGAACCTACATCAGTATACGCGCCAATGAAGTTAAGCTAATGGGCGGCGGTTCAAACCGACAGCAAGTGCAGCATACGGAACATGAGCGCATGGCAGAAGGTGCAAACCTGTCAAACGAGTTATCGGACGAAATCCCATTCTAGAAACAGGAGGCGGTCAGGTGAACTGATCGTTCGGCACCCCGCTGGGGGACGGGACTGTAAATCCCCCACTAAACAAAGCAAAAGTAAGGTAAAACAATGAAAACAAGAAAAGATGAAATAGACGAACAAGCAGAAGCGTTCCACCAAAAGCACCCACTAGTTTCAGTGCTGTTTGTTAAGTTTACCAATGAAGTTATATCGCGCGGGTTTTCGCACTATTCTGTCAACGCAATCTTTGAACGGATCAGATGGGAAACAGACCAAGCTGATGTAGATGGTAAATCAACATTCAAGCTCAACAACAATTATCGTGCGTGGTATGCAAGGAAGTTTATGGAACGCTACCCAGAACACGAAGGGTTTTTCCGCACAAGAACACGCATCAGCAAAGAACAAGTTGCAACAGAATTGCCAGAGCTAACGCCAGAGTTTTTTGATGCCTAAGATACAAGTAATGAAAGTTGAAGGTGCTTTGGTTCCACTAACGGAATATGATGCAATACAGCTAGAAGATTGCTCAGAAGGCACCGTTTTCAACATGCAGAAAACAAAAAAGCGTTCCAACCCACATCATAACCTGTATTGGGCAACGCTGCGCAAAGTGCGTGATGCTACTGGAAAGTGGCCCACGGACGATCACCTACACAACGATTTAAAGTGGGCGTGTGGGTATGTTAAAATGCGTTGGAATAACCTAGCGGGTTGCCACATGCGCGTCATAGACAGCATTAGCTTTGATGATATGGAGCAAGACGAATTTAACAGCTACTTTGAAATGGCTATGGCTAAACTTGCAGAAACCTTGGGATATGATCCGTTAGATGTCTAACTTGGCAAA